GTAATTTGATGTACGCAAGTGTGAGAATTCCCCCACTCCAAATAAGAATACCAAGCCTAACAAAAGTAGAAAGAATCGCCAACTGTTCATCAGAGTCATCTAATTTATCCTTTAGTTTACTAATGGGACCTTTGGTCTTTGTGTCTTCCTTCTTTACTTCTGCAGGCATGGCACTAGAGTATCTGGGTTATTTATTATGCACCCTCATAAACTGGAGACATAATTCCACCACCTGGACCATCATTATCATCATCAACATTATTTGTAAGTGCCCAGACAACCCAGGCAAATATTAATCCTGATGATAGTGCTAACATATTCTCAATCACCAGACACCTGGGATGATTTGTCCTGTAAAGGCATATGAACCAATTGCTGCTACAACACCCAGCATGGCTGCCCAACCATTGATACGTTCTGCTTTTTCGTTCATTGTCCTGTCTCCTGTAGTGTAAGATAAAAGTTTTCGTTTGTGGGTCGTCTACCATCTAGTTCATAGATTGTAGAATCACCGTATGTTTTGTGATCTTTGTATCCAACCATTCTGCCCTTTGTATTTTGAAGGGCTGGCATGAATACAATAAAAAAGAATACTCCTGGGGCACCAATCAAAAGGGCACCACCAATAACATAGTAAGTAAGAATTTCAAGAAGTGGTGATTGCATAATTAAACTGTGAAGTGCTTGGAAATAACTTGGATACGTTCTTCTTCTTTTGCAATTAGGTCAATCTGCTCTTGAATAGCACCTAATACATCTGAATGCTCACCAATGCCAACAGGACTATGAAGGTAGATTTCTACATTCATCTTTGCCCTTTGGATGTTGCCCTTTGATTGTTCAATCAGAGCAGTGGTGATATCATCTTTGAGTGAATGGCAAGACATCAGTATGTTTCAGATAACTGTTCTACAGAATAACCCAAAAGCACAAAAAAAGCAATACTTGTGACAGTAAAGATTGTTTCTACCATCAGATCAAACCAAAGAAAAGATTTCCAGTCAGTGAATAGGAAAAGATAGCAAAAAAGAATCCTACCATGGCAGTTCTGCCATTGAGTTTCTCTGCACGCTCTGCATATGTTTCATAACCATAACGCTCAGCATCTGATTTTGAAACATACATTTGTGGTTCCTTAGCAAAAAGATTTTGCTGACCATGCTCATTAGTTGTTACAGTCATTTACCAATTGTAATGAATCTTTACATATTATATATAAAAAAAATCCCCCTGTCAAGGGGGAGGTGTAGTAATTTATACTTAGTAGTCTTCTCCTTCAAGGATATCCTGACATTTCTCAGGATTCTTCTCACAAAATTTTCTCACATAACCATGAACATCTTCATCCATGCGATGATGATAGTTGTTGTGCATAACACCAACAAAAATAAGAAATCCAATAATTAAAAGATTGAAATAAGTTACTGGAGAGGTTAAAATTCTTTTCATAAAAAAAAGGGGTCCGCAGACCCCTATATTATAGCAGATATTTCAACTATCAGAAGGCATATTTCACACCAACTTTAGCACCCCAATCAATGATCTCATCACCATCAGAGTCCTCACCAGCAGTCATTCCTGCAATTTCACCATAGATGCCCAGATCCTCTGTGGCAGCATAGGACAGACCAACCTTACCTGAGAGTTCAGTCTCAGTGTCATCAGCAACTTCACTGTGGACAAAGGCAGGACCACCTTGGACATAGTATCCAACCTTACCTGAACCACCTTCAACACCTACATGAAGATCGGTAACTGCTGAAGTATACTCTCCATCAGGATATGAAGCATTGGCCTCTACATTGACGTAGGGTCCTGCAAGGGCAGCACCAGCGAAAAGAGGAGCAGCAGCAAGAGCTGCGATTACAGATTTAAACATTTTTTTTACCTTAGTTACTTGCGGAATGATTACCCGCAGATGGAAGAACCTCGACATGGTTCTGTTTAGAAATTTTGGATTGAATAGAAACGTGCTCTAGTAATTGAGGAGGTTATTTCTTTGTTAATCTACCAAAATTGAAAGACTTACTCAAGTAATTGCGGAGTTTGTCTTTGGACACATATAGATTTCTTTACTTTTGTTTATTTAGTATAGATACCTACCATAATTTTGTCAAGACTTTGGTGTATTATCACTACTATGTGAGGGTTCCACCACTCTTCCTAGGTAGGGATCAAAATCCATAAGATCCTGGATCTTCATTTGAGCACCTTGTTGTGACCAATAACCAAACTGAGCATTATAATTTCCCTTATGAAAAACATCAATGTGCTCTGGATGAATACTAGATCCTAACTCAATTTTGTATAAGAGAAGAGGAATAGAATAAGTATTTCCAGAATTGTAAATCAAATCATCAGCTACTGGTCTTGGTTTGACACCATTATCTAGTTTGTATTTGTCACCTTTACAGTGCAATCTAATGAGTTTTTCAGCATGATGTCTGTTAATAATATAACAGGCAGTAGAAAACTCATTTACAAATCTCTTGTGAATCTTGATATGGACATCACCAGTGCAGATAATTGCTATCTGAACAACATCCCAATCATATGGAAGTTTACAATAGAAATCCCTCCAAGTAAAGTTCCAGTACTTAACAAGGTCCAGACTGCAGTCATCCTCCATGAAGATAGCATAAGGAGAGTCAGAGGTTTCATACCAGTGCTTAATAGCTTTGAGATGTGATGTAACACATCCAATCTCACCAGAGGACATCATCTCTGGATATCTACCTTTGATGATATGACTCAGATCATCATCTCTACCATCATACCCAGAGATACGTGTGTAATTCTCAATCTCCCAATACTTGAATTGTTCCTCCATGTATTCCCATCTCTCTGGTTGTCCATCAAGATTAGTAACATAGATGGGTCCAATGCCACTGAGTTTAAATGCTGATTTATTTTTATCTACCACTGATTCTGTCATATCACCTCCCAATGATCTGGATACAAGTCTTTAGTATTTAAGTGTGCATTATTAGGACCAAACCATTTCTTTGGTGCGATCACTCTTCCTCTGTTTGCTAACCATGCTCCCCACCAACTGAATGAACTGTTGGCTATAATAAAATCATTACACTGTGTCATCATGTATAGGTCATGATATGAATCTGCCTGTTCTGAAATAATAAAACTATCTTCAGAGAATAGATCTTGTTCCATACACCAGGCAGGATCATCACTGAAGATAATAACTTGTCTACCTTTCTCAAATTTACTGAGTGCATCAGCATAGTATTCAAGACTTTGGTTATGATGATTTCCAGAGTTTGTGAGAAAATCACCTCTTCTGATGTGAAGGGAAATAGGATTATCAAAGTAATTATCAATGATATTCTTACATTCGTCAACTATGTGTTGTTTGAATGTAAACTCTTTTCTGACTTTATCTTGGATATGAATAAAGTATTTTTCTGTTTGATAGAATCCATGGAGTGTGAAATCATCATTTTTGATATCAAAAACACTATCATCAAATTCAAATCCAGATTGTTGATATACCTTTCCACTGTTGATGAAACCAATGTTAGGTTTGATATTGAAACAATCAAAGAGTTCTATGTGTAGTTTGTTTCCAATACCATCATCAAAGATCTCATCATGTTTGGGTATCTTAAATCCCACTCCAATTTTATCTGCTATACCCATGGTAGCAGCATATTGAAACATTTGGTTTCCCAACTGTCCCAACTTTCCAAGGTAATCAAATCCTATCATTGTTTCTTAATCCAATCAAGAACATCAATCTCAGGCATCCACCCCAAGACATTTGCTATCTTACTTATATTAGCAAATGTCATATCCATTTCACCTGACCTTTTAGGAATGTATGTTTGATTATCAGAAATTGCATCAGCAATACTTTGAACAGAGACACACTTACCACTACCCACATTGAATACCTCACCAGCATGTCCTTTGAGTGGCATGGTAGATGCAAGATAGTTTGCCCTTGCTACATCCTTGACATGAATAAAATCCCTCTTCTGTGATCCATCTCCAACAATGGTCAGTGGTTCACCAGCATCTTTCTGTCTCTGGAAAATACCTATCACAGGAGCATACTGACCCCTTGTGGGGGATCTATCGCCATACACATTGAAGTATCTCAGAACAACTGTCTCAAGACCATAGAGGTTGGTGTACATCTTACAAAACTTCTCTGCTGCTATCTTTGATGCAGAGTAAGGATTCAAGCAATCATCAGGTTGAGTTTCAACATTGGGAACAGAATTATTTCCATAACCAGATGAAGTGGAGGAGTAGATAAATCTTTCAACACCTGCCTCTCTTGCACACTGAAGAACAGTGGCTGTGCCTACACAGTTCCTGTGTACTGCTTGAATGGGATTTTCAATTGCTGGTTGAAGTCTTGACTCTGCAGCAAGGTGATATACATGCTTTACATTCATAAAGCAATTTCTTAACTCTTTATAGTTGCATATATCAACCTTAATATTAATTACCCTATCACTATCACTCCAATAAAACTTATCATTATTAGCACTTTCATTGTCAACACAAATTACTCTCTCTCCTTTACTGAGTAAATAATCTACAAGGTTAGATCCAATAAATCCAGATCCACCAGTAACAAGGCTATACATCACTTGATACCTCTCTTTTCCTTCATATCATTAAACACCTTAGCAATACCTTCGTCAATGGTGGTCTTGGGAAGCCACCATCCAAGAATATAATTATCAGCTTCATTTCTCTTGTCCAGTTGCACACTATCTTTAGCAATCCCTGGTATGATTTTAATTGGTTTACTAATCAAATTAAACTGACCTTGAATAATATCTGCAATTTGTCTGATACTATTGTTGTGGAATGATGTGATATGCAGTGGGTCATCTGATTTAAAATCTGTATAACAATTCATCACAGTTTCAAGTGCCTCACAGCAATCCTCTGCATATAGGAATTGCCTTTCTTCTGTTCCATCTGTCATCATCTCAAATTCACCTTCATCAAATCCTTTATTGATAAAGTCAGTAATGACATGAGCTTTGTCCATATCATTCTCAATACCATAGACATTCCAGAACTTCACAATCAGTCCTTTCAGTGCCTTGGTGTAGAGTTCTCCAACTCTCTTGGCAACACCATAAGGGGAGTAACTCATGTTACTCATCTGGGATGATGCGAACACAAATCTCTTGTTGTACTTCTCAAGGAGACCAAACACACTTGCCATCATCCGTGTGTTGTTATCAATGAACTTGAAGGTATGTTGATACTTCTTCAGGTATCTTGATCCACCCACATCAAAGGCAAGGAAGAACACAAAGTCTGATTCTTTGATCAGGTGTTCAAGAGCAAGGTTTGGAATTTGTGTGAGGTCTTGAGTAGGGACACTTGCAATGTCATACTCAAATACATGATGTCCCTTATTACTAAGATACTCAGTCAAGTAAGCACCAATCTGACCAGCAGATCCTAAAATTGTAATCTTCATAATGCCTCAACGATTGAATTGTAAATCTCTTTCTTTAGTTTAGTGGTTGAATAACCATGATCCTGGCGTTTAATCCAAACTATATCTATGTCAATATCTTTACCAGTGTAAGATCCATCTTCATAATCATCACCAAGGAATCTTACATCATAATCTGAGAGATAAGAAAGAAAAGTATCCTCTGCTTGATAGACTACAACATCATCAATATACCTTATTGATTTCAGTATTTCTTTTCTATCCTCAAGAGACTGTACAGGTATCATTTTGTGTGGACGTCCCATATTAGGATTCTCATGCAGTGCAACAGTCAGATGATTACAGTAATCCTTTGCCTCTTTGAACATCCTAATATATCCAGGGTGAATAATGTCAAATGCTCCAGCCACAATACCTTTTCTTAGTGGCATTCTTTTTTTCCATTCTTCTACACTGATACCCTTGTCATCAATAAACAAATCAGCAGTTGGTTTATGAAACATAGGTTCAAGTTCATGATACTTGTATCCCCACATTGCCAATTGATTTCTAGTAAGGTCTGAGTGATCAATACCAGAACCTCTACCTCTTGCTGTCATGAAGATAATGTGATGTCCCTCATCATATAGACGATTGACATGCTCCACCATCCAGGTGAATGGCAGAGCATTATAGTAATCTGGTTTTCCTAGAGAATTATTAGGAGTATGACAGAGTGTGCCATCAATATCAAAACAATATCTCATACAACACCATGTAAGAATATCTGGTGTACGCATTCTACCACACCATATGACCTGCTGGCAATATAATAATTCCAGAGTGCATTAGTAGCTTCATTTCTAATAGTATTGTCAGGACTAAATCCAGTTAACACACCATAGGGGATCTGATTGTCTTCACACCAGTCCACACATTTCAGCATGTTCTTTGACTCACCCCCTGAGCTCATGATTACAACTAGAGTATCATCCTCAACATAATACTCTAGAAATTTCTTGTATGCATAATCATAACCAAAATCATTTGTGAGCATGGTAATCATTGAAGGATCAGAGAGGATAGACACCTTCTTACTATGAAACTTCATGTAATCTTGAGAGATATGAGAAGCAACTGAATTGCTTCCACCATTACCTAGAATAATGATTCTATTGTAGTTCTCAAATGCTTTTTGATACTTCTCAAACTCACTTTCAGTATGAGCATTTTGTAAAGCATCAACATACTCGCTAAATGGATTGTTTATAGACATTTACCTTTCACTCCATTGGGTGATACATTTATTTTAACAGAATCATATGGTATATTCAAGTCATTCTTTTTAGAAAAGACCAAGAAGAATCCACCATTACCCGCCCCACATAATTTATGTGCGATGACAGTGTCACTTTCTTCAAGAGTTTTATCCATAGTTCTGATGATCTTAT